AAGGAAGTAGAGAAAAGTTCAAATCAGCCATATTTAGCCTCTACATCTTCAGGTTGTTCAGCAGTGTCTACTATCAGTGGTTCTTGCCCCAATCCAGTGATATTGATGGTCACAGCACTTCTCTGAGACTTATCCTTCTCAAACAAAGAAACAGGAAGAGTCCTATCAAGACACATCTTAAGTGCTACTAATTGATGGGGATGCTCATCATTAAGGGCTATCTCAATAACCTTCTGAGCCACATCCTTACCACCTGACCTAATCATCAGCTCTTTAAGCTCCTTCAGACGTTGATGGTCTGTCTTAGGTAACACCAAGGGAGGATTGTCAGCAAACCTCTGTATGGTCATCTTGACGCTTCCCTTTGGTCTTCCTCTTCCACGTTTGAGACTTGTTTCCATATTACCTTTCATTTAGCTTTTTCAGAATGGGGGAGGCTACACAAATATCTACACACAGACGCTACCCCCTCCCCCCCCTGTCTTTCCATACAGCATAGGGTTTCTACCTACTCGTTTACCCTACCAGGGTTTACCCTCATGGTTATCCTTACAGTACTGTGCTTCTATACATATCAGGGTTTACCCTTAGTGATCCTAGATGCGAATGATTCTTATTTAGATTCAGAAGGGTGCGAATAGCAGATGCACCATTTTGGTTGTACTTGATCTAGATGCGAACTATTCTTGTTTACTCTTCCCTTAGTGTTTCCCTTACCTTATCTCCTACTGATTCACTTGAGTTGGGGTTGTTAGTTGTTGCCGAGACTATTCCTAACGAACCCAATGGCATCGATGGTCTGAACCCTTCGTTATGGGCGTGTTGATACAGGGAAAGCACATTCTCGAATCCCCTGGAAATATTCCCTTCACCCGCTGCTAGCAGGATCATCCTTTGAGGGTCTGACAGTATTCTCAGGAAATTAACAGTCGTTGGGCTTGGCGGTCTTGCCATTGTCGAAATATTCCTAAAAATTGATTTATTTAATTATTGCATACTTTAATTCTAAGGGTAAATACTGATAGGGTTTTGGAGGGGTCAATAGAATCAACAAGTTACAGCAACTGGCACGATTCTTCCCTGCTATATATATGAGAGGGTCAGATTTTGCTCTCTCTTTTCTTAACTCTTAATAGGCGTCAACAATGAAGAATTATCCAAACATCGAAAAGTCTGCCTTTCGTAAAGGCGAATACGTTGGCTATTGCGAAGGCAAGATTTTCCACATTCGCAAGTCAAATAGCACATATGGCACATGGTTTGCCCATGATTGCGAAAACTATAACGACCAAATTTTTGCGTTTGGTTTAGAAGGTATATCCAAAAAACTTCAAGCAAAGGCCACATCATGAAATTTTTAGTTATTGAAAAGGAAAATCGGTTAGCCGTTCACGCTATCTGCGACACTTTAGAACGGGCGCAGAATTGGATCGATCGCAATGCCCCTGAATACGTTCGCAAGGGCTATTTTATGGATAAAACCTTAACCGCCGATAGTTTCACAATCAAGGTCGCATAATGAAAAACACTTTTTTAGACTATCTGACGGCCATTGTCATTGGCCTAATGCTATGCATAGGGGCTTTGCATTATTTTGACGTTTTGGTCAAATAATTAGGGTTTTTACCCATTTACTAGGGGTTTTGCGCCCCTAGAATTTTAATTTTTAACTGTCAATAGGTGTTACATGATCAAAATATCTCAAACTTCAAAACTCAATGCCCGTTCATGGTCGCTTCAGGCTTTGGACACATGTCCCGGCTCTTGGGCCGCGCCTGGTGAGTTGGTAGACGCTTGCAAGGGCTGTTACGCTACTACTGGCAATTACAATTATCCGAACGTTAAAGCGCCCAGATTGTCTAATCGGGAGGACTGGCAACGATTAGACTGGGTGTCTGACATGGTGGCCGAATTAGATTCAGACCGATATTTTCGTTGGTTTGATTCTGGTGATGTTTATACGCTGGGTTTGGCTGAGAAAATTCTTGAAGTTATGATTCAAACCCCTTGGGTTAACCATTGGCTACCCACCAGAATGCACAAATTTCCCAAGTTTGCCCATGTTTTTGCACAAATGGAAAGTTTGCCCAACGTCAAGGTCAGATTTTCCAGTGATTCTATTCAAGGGGAATATATCGAGGGTTTGCATGGATCGGTTATTGGCCCTGATGTTGCCACTTTTCAGGCAAGGGAAGGGGTTCAATTGTGCGAAGCATACAAACATGGCGGTAATTGCAACGGCTGTCGTGCTTGCTGGTCTAAAGATGTCCCACTGATCGCTTACCCTGCGCATGGCCAAAAAATGGCTCGTGTAATCAAGTTGAAGCAAATTTAAGGGAAATAAATGATATATGCCATTGCAGCCCTAATTCTGCGAATACTTTCAGGAAAACGATAAACCCACAACCCGCCATAAAAAGCGGGTTTTTTTACGTCTAAAATTTAAGGGGCTTTAAGCTCTTTTTTTATGTCAAGCATAGTAGCTATGCACAAAGCTAGAAAACGGCTTAAAAGGGGCTTGAATAGCCTTCTAGGGGCATTTCCTGCGTCAATCTGCGAATGGTAACGTCAAGGGCTGATAACTCATCCATTTTTTTGATGCGCCATATGGCCTTCGTGCCGTGCCAGTTATTGTGACAATCACGGCATAAAGCAATCACGCAATATTGTAGTTTTTGCTCTATGTGATGTGCATCACTTGGCCCTAGTTGATCGCATACCGAGCACGGCAATAACTTAACTTTCCCTATGTGTAGCCTTTGCTTTGCGCTTAGTTTGTTGTTCACTGAGTTGCCTTCATTTCCATGCGGGCTGAGTATTGGTTTGTTCGCCACACCTCAATTCTTGCTTCTGCCGCCCTCATTAAGAACCGATATTCCTCCTCAAGGGTCACTGCCTCTCTAATGCCCTCTAATATCCCAACATAATCTTCGTGTGCATAGGCGTAAACCTCTTGTTTGCCTAAAACCTCTGTTCCCGCTTGGCTCATGAGTTGGGCTTTTCTGCTTTTCCTGAATTCCTCAAGATACATTCGGTCGGCTTTTGCTTTTGCATACAAAGGGGCGGTGTCAATTAAGTATTGGATGGCTTTGGTGGGTTCATTCATACATCCTCCAACTTATAGTTGAGTTTGTGATTTTGAAACCGCATAGAAGCCTCAATGTCCATCTCTTTAAACTGTTCATCAGAAAATAGCCCAATGACGTTTCTACCCTCAAACCAAACCTCTTTAATGGATTCGTTATAGGTTGTCTCACCATCGTTTTCATACTCATAAACGACAGTAACAATCTCGCTGCCCGCGCCTGTAGTTGTGTCAAATTCCCAAGTTTTTTCCATGATTCACTCCTATTAAAAATTAAATGTTATTCCTATTTTGGAATGTTTTGAATAGGGATTTACCCTAATCTCCGCAAAAACACGCTATTGACTCCTCATCGGGATCAAACAATCCATGTTGTTTGGCATTGAAGTGCATCATGTCAACATAACTTGGGTGTGCCTGGTTAAACCTAGCACCAACCTTTTTCTCCATGTTTGCCCACCAAATGGCTCTTTCTGGTTTATCGATAATCAGCCCCATCAAATGATCTGCCTTTTTCAGGAAGCAAAGGTCACAGTTGCTCAACAATGAGTTCCCATTGACAGTTACAGTATCAAGGTCAAATGGCTGCTTAGACCAAAAGTCTAGGACATCGTTAACCCCAATCCCTGCGGTAGCAAGTGGTGTTTCTTTGATGTCTTTGTTGTTTTTCATCTTGGCAACACGCCTTTGCTCATCCGCTCTGATGCCGACAAAAGTTACATAATCCTCATGCCCAAGGCTTTTCATGTACTTGTCGATAGGCAAAATCTTGAGTTCTTGGGTGCAAAACCTCGCAAAAGTGTTTGGTAGATACTTTTTGCGTTCCACCATTGCCTCAAATGGCTGTCCTTCTCTGCTTGCAGTCTGGTAATTGACGATTTTCCATCGATCTTTGACCTCGTCTACTCCATCGTATTCGATCCAAGTTATTGGCACACCCCAATGGGTTTCGCAATCATGGACAAACTTTAGGGTAGCGGCATCCTCTTTACCTGTATTGGCAAAGCATACGATTGCTTCGGGCGGTAGGCTCATGTGGTGAGCCTCTAAAACCTTGTAGAGCATAAATGCCGATGTTCTGCCTCCCGAGAAGCTGATGCAAGTGGGTTCGGTAATCTCAAACGGGTTTCTCATTCCAAACACTCCTTAACGCAAATATCAACACCTGGCAGACTCGAATAAACCTTTGTAACGTGGATGTTAACGATCTGCGAGTCGTCCTTATAGACCACCGAGTTCATGCCGTCCTCAACGCTTTTTAAAATATTTGATCCATCGGGCTTGCGAATAGGCTTCTCTGACCCATTAGAAATGGCTTCTAGACGTTTTTTAGTACATGACTTAGGGATTGGTACTCGGATGTACAAATAAAGGCTCACAGGGGTTTCTAGCGGTTCTGAGCTACCCATTGCCTCGATTGCAGCATCTTTGATTAAAGTCTCATAGGTTCTAGTTTTCTCAGGGGTGTAAGTTTGCACAAAGTTTCCCCTCTTGACATATCTAGCCCTTTGTTTGCCAACAGGGTTAGCGTCTACTTTGAAAGTGACCATGAATGTCATAGAAGTGTTCCATCTTTAATTCTGTTCATATATTCTCGGATTCTGTCTCTAGCACCTATGCCATAGATTCTTTCGGCTCTCTCAAGTCTGGCACGAATGAGATCACGATTTTTACTTCCTTCCCAATTCCGATAAAGTTCCCTCGCTTCTGCTTGCTCTAGGATTACTCTGTCACCCGCATTGGATATGTTTTTTCTGCTGTATACCATTGGTATCTACTCATCTAAGTCGCCAGTTAGGATTAACGCTTCACAAATGAGGCGTAAAGGTATCGGAACACCCTCTTTAACTCTGTCTAGCAGTCTCATGGCTTCAAAATAGTTCATGCGAAATCCAATGATTTTTGGGCGGTGCGCTTCTTTTGAAGTTTCCCATACTCAGGGTTTAACTCGCAACCAAGATATTGCCGACCAAGGTCTTGGGCTACTTGTGCAGTAGTTCCGCTTCCCATGAAAGGATCAAGAACAATTCCCCCAACTGGTGCGCCAGCAAGTATGCAAGGCTCAATCAATTCTGTTGGGAAAACCGCAAAGTGCGCCCCTGAATATGGCTTTGTTGCAACATTCCAAACACTTCGTTTGTTTGCCATTTCATAAGACTTATCTAATCCAGAATGAGGCTGTAAACCTGTTCCTTCATTGTGGTACTTACCATTTGTCCTGTCTCTCGTTCCCCAATCTTCTTTGACAGGTTCTTTGATCGCAACATGATCGAAATGGTATTTGTGAGACTTGCTTAACAAAAAGATGTACTCATGTGCTTTTGTGCAACGATCTTGGACAGACTCTGGCATGGGGTTAGGTTTACTCCAAACAATGTCCTGACGCAAATACCATCCATCTGCCCTTAAAGCAAATGCAAGCATCCAAGGAATGCCAATCAGGTCTTTTGTTTTCAAACCAGTAGCGTGTAGCTTGTCCAACTTCCTGTCATTGGCTGGCATATTGTTTCTGCCTTCACGCTGATACTCTGGGCTGGCTCTGGCGAAACCATTACTGTTGCAATAGCTGTCGCCAATGTTGACCCACAAAGTGCCATCGTCTTCCAGAACATCCCAAACGCATCGGAACACTTCAACCATGCTACTTATGTAGTCAGCAGGGGTATCTTCTAAGCCTAATTGGTCATCAATTCGTTTAGCACCACAAAGGTGGCAGTTTGAGGATGATCCTCCTCTGTGGCCTACCTCTGGGCGCAGAACAACTGATCCCCGCTTGGGATCATTCCACTTGGTAGGCATTGAAATGGAATGTTCGCAGTTTGGATCACCGCCTTCCCATTTGGCAGTCCCATAATCTCGCAACCCGTAGTAGGGTGGGCTTGTTATGCAAGTTTGAGCCTTAACGCCTTGTGATGCCCATTTACGCATAATCTCTCTGCAATCACCAAATTCAATCGTGTTCATGATTTCCTCACTTGCTTGGCAAACTGTCTGAAACTTTCAGGCATGGGCGCGGCTTTCTTTTCATCAGCCTTGATTTTCTCAAGCGCAGGGTCAGGCTCATTTTTTGAAGCAACTGTGAGCCTCACCTTGTCGGCAGGGTTTGGCTTAACAATCCACTCTGCTTTCAAACCTTGGCTGCCACGACTACACCATTCAGCCAAAAACTTCTCCAAAGGCCAACCAAGAATCTTTGCTTCAGCAATAGCACCATTCAAAACAGTTTGGGTAATCGGTGCTTTTTTGCTTTTACGCAAGGCTACCCAATCACCCCAAATTTGTTGAGAAACATCTGGTGGGCAAGCAACGCTAGTTGCCTTCTTCTTTGTCTCTGTCTCTGTCTCTCCCTCTGTCTCTGGGATAGCAACTTGCTTGCGTTCTGCTAGCACTCCGCTAACAAGTATGAAAAAGTCGTTATCAATCAATGGCTTAACTCCATCTTGATATTCTTTTGGCGTGATATGCAATCGAAAGACTAGCTCATCTAGTGAGCCATCAAAAACACCATCTTTTGATTCACTTGCAAGCAACCAGAGCATAGGTGCTAGTGCCTTGCTAGCAATAGGCAAGCGCATATAAGACCTATCGTTTAACAGGTCACGATGAAGTTTTATCCAAGGGGGGCATCTGTCTTTGTAATGTTGAAAGACGGCCCAATTTTTAGGCTGCAATAGCATGATTTTTCCTAGCTCAGTCCTCTACTGAAAGAAACAATCGGCAGGCGGAGAGGCTCGCTTTTCGATGGGGAGATCAAGCCCCATCTAGCCGTGTTTCAAAACATTGTATCAAATAAATTGATTGTTGGTAATTTCATTTGTTGGTTTTCTGCCAAACAAACGAATAGCTTGGGCGTTCATATTCGCATATTCAGACTTAGTGAAGATGCCTTTAGCGTTCCTGATGTCAAACGGGTTTAGCAGATCACGAGGCTCCTCAATCTTTTCAGCCTCAATCATATGCGGTTCTAGGGTGTACTGAGAAACCCATGACCGACCCATTTTAATTTTGCCAATTTTTAACTTCTTTTTGTAGCTCATCTTAGTGCAACAAGCTGCAATAGATAGTCTTGGTATGCCTGTCAAGTCTTCAATTTGGTAGGAAGTAAGTGGGCCATTTTGTAATGCTCTGATAACTGCTTCTTGGGTCATTTGTAAAGGTTCTCTAGGTTGATTGGTCGGTTTAGATGGAGTTCTA